TACTCGGATGCAGAGTTATCAAATGCAACAGACTCTCGCGCTGTGTTGACGTTGTGGATGGCAAGTCAGTACCAGAAATTGCAGAAGGCCAAGCCTGGTGTAACCAAGAAAGTTGCCGAGGCTCCCAAGATGCTAAAGGCTGGTAATGCCACGGGTAAGACCATAGCAACAGAGGCAGCAAAACAGGATCTTGCGCGACTTAAAAAGACTGGTTCTCGACAAGACGCAGCAAGGGTTTTTGAACGATTTTTGTAATTTGGAGTAATCATGTCTGTTCCTTCAGGTACATTCCAGACCTTCACGGCTATCGGTCAGCGTGAAGATCTAACCGATGTTATTTACAACATCAGCCCGACCGAAACGCCCATCCTTTCTTCGCTTGCTCGTACCAAAGCAACTGCTGTGTACCACGAGTGGCAGACGGATACCCTTGCCGCAGCAACGACCAACAACGCACAAGTTGAAGGTGACGACGCAACGGCAGCAACCATTAGCCCGACAACCCGTCTCGGTAACTACACACAGATCGTTTCCAAGACGATCCAAGTGTCAGGCACGATGATGGCCGTTGATCTTGCAGGTCGTCGCGCTGAGAAGGCTTATCAACTCAGTAAGGCTTCGCAAGAGCTCAAGCGAGATCAGGAAACGATCATCTCTGCTAACCAAGGTCGTAGTGCTGGTAACTCGTCCACTGCTCGCAAGATGGGTTCGCTTTTGTCTTGGCTCAAGACCAACTCGAACTACAACACGACTGACGGTGCTAACCCAACCACAATCGGCGTGAGCACACGCTCGGACGGTACAACCCGTACCTTTACCGAGGCAATCCTTAAGGATGGTGTTCAGCAGGTTTACACCTCTGGCGGCAGCCCCAAGATCCTCGTGGTTGGCCCTGCACTCAAGCAGACCGTTTCGGCCTTTGCTGGTATCGCAGCACAGCGCTACATGGCTCCTTCTGACGCACCGACGACCATCATCGGCGCAGCGGATGTATACCTTAGCGACTTCGGTTCGATCTCTGTAGTCCCAGATCGTTTCGTTCGTAGCCGTGATGCGTTCATCCTCGATCCTGAGTATGCAGCGATTGGTTATCTGCGTCCCTTCCAGACCAACGAGCTTGCCAAGACTGGTGACTCCGAGAAAACTCAGATCCTTGCTGAGTTCACGATGGAGATGCGTAACGAGGCTGCCCACGGTATCCTGGCTGACCTCAAGACAGCGTAACAAAAACTGTGGTAAAAAAGAGGGAGGCGTAACAACCTCCCTTTTTTTATGCTCAAAACTAAATTTCATGCAACCGACGATCAGTATGTCTTTGAGAGAACTCAAGACATCACGGATATTGTCGAGCAGAACAAAGCACTCTATAACGCAACAGATGAGCGCGAGCGTTGGGGTGAGTGGACTCGATACGCGCAGCTACCCTTTGCGGTGGTTGACGACCTAAACAAACAAGGGATCATGCGAGGCTTTGCTATCGCAGACGAGAAGAAATTTAGGGCGTGGATGAACGACCCAGAAAACAGACACTTCAGAACTAGACCAGGGAAAGTATGAAGATAGCCTTTTGTGTTCCATGTCGGGACACGATGATGACGGGGACGGCCTTTGATATGGCTCGTCTGGCAGCATACGACGGGGCCAACAGATGTGCGACAACAGGAGGTTCTTTCCTCTTGTATACCGCACCTGGGACTCTCATCTTCAGTCAAAGAGAGTCTTTGGCTAAGGAAGCCTTAGCAGACGGTGCTGAGTACATCCTTTGGGTGGACTCGGATATGAGGTTCCCAAAGAACACGTTAGAACGACTGTTAGCGCACGGACAAAAGATCGTCGGGGTTAATGCAGTCACCAGACGTAAGCCAGTTCTACCAACGGCGATCAACTTTCACGAGGATAAAGAGATCTTCGAGAAGATCGAGAGTCGAGGAAAGAAGGGTATCGAAGAGGTAACTGCTGTGGGTTTTGGGGTTGTGCTAACCCATAAATCTGTGTTTGAGGCTATGCCGCAGCCTTGGTTTGATGTAGTATGGGGGGCGGGTGGTCTAATTGGCGAAGATGTGCATTTTTGCGTGAAAGCCTTAGACCACGGGATAAAGACTTTCGTGGATCACGAATTGAGCCTCGAAATAGGACACATCGGGACGCACGAATACCGGTGGAGCGATGTCGAATATGGCCCTAAGCACTTACAGCGATCTACAGACAACGATAGCTAACTATCTCTCGCGAGATGATCTTACTTCCGCGATCCCTGACTTCATCCAACTCGCAGAGATTCGACTCCGTAGAGATCTACGCTTGCGGCAAATGCTTACGCAAACATCGGTTACGGCGACCGGTGGAGTTGCGACAATTAACATCCCTAGCGACTTCCTGCAAGCAAGGGATGTGTACGTTGACTCTGACCCCGACTTCCCTATTACGTTCGCAACGCCGAACATCTTTATTCGGAACGGTAGGACGAACGAAAGTGGTGTACCGGCTTTCTACACCATCCTTGGGTCTACGATTCAACTTGCCCCAATTCCTGACAGTACTTACACGATCAAGATCCTCTACTACGCCGCGCCTACGTTTCTTTCTACAGGCAACACGTCAAATCTCTGGCTTACGACCTGTCCGGACGCACTTCTCTACGCGTCATTAGGCGAAGCAGAACCTTACCTGATGAACGATCCTAGGCTACAAACCTGGGGTACGCTTTATGATCGCGCGATCTTCTCGCTAACAAGGTCTGACGAAGAGAGTCAGTATTCAGGTGTGCCGCTAACCATGACGGTAGCGAAGCGATGAGAGTGAACTTTGGCGAGTGGCTACCAGATCAACCTGGGGTTGCTGGTGCGCTTGTAGACGCTAAGAACGTCATTCCTCAGCAAGTTGGTTATGGCCCTATATCTTCGCCTTCTGAGTGGTCGAATGCTGCCTCTGAGGTCTTGAATGCCGTTGTTGCTGCCGCCGCCCCTAGCGAAGCGGTAACTGTTTTTTCAGGTGGTGATACCAAGTTATTCAAGCTAGAGACGAACCTCAACCTTACGAATGTTTCTAAGGCAGGTGGTTATACAACGCCATCAGATCAGAAGTGGCGCTTTACCCAGTTTGGTAATCGAGTGATTGCGGCCAACGGTGGTGACAGGCTCCAGGGTTACCTCATGGGTTCGTCCACGGCCTTTGTAGACCTTGGGGCTGCTGCGCCTAAGTCTAGATATGTAACCACGGTTAGAGACTTTGTGGTTGCAGGATTTAATAACGGGTCAACGATCTACCCTAATCGCGTGGAGTGGTGCGCGTTAGGTGATGAGACAGACTGGACGCCATCGGCAACCACACAGTCTGACTACCAAGACATCCCAGACGGTGGGCATGTAAAGGGTTTGACTGGTGGTGAGTATGGTATTGTTTTTATGGATCGCGCGGTGGTGCGGATGTCCTATGTTGGTAGTCCGCTTGTTTTCCAGTTCGATACGATTTCACGGGGTCTTGGCTGTCTTGAGCCGAACTCGATCATCCAGTACGGCGGGTCGAGTTTCTTTTTGTCTGACGACGGGTTTTACGTCACTAACGGGCAGGAAGTTAAGTCTATTTCCGTAGAAAAGGTCGATAGGTGGTTCTTTTCGCAGGTTGATATTTCTCAACTTGCAACCATGTCGGCTGCTGTAGACCCTCTTAAGAACCTTGTTATTTGGGCTTTTAAGACTGTTAATCAGACGACTGCGCTTCTGATCTACAACTTCAACTTGTCTAAGTGGTCTTATGCCATTGCCAACGTAGACACGATTGCTTCTTCGACTGCCATTACGACAACTTCTTCGTCTGGGCTTACCTTGGAACAATTAGACGCATACGGCAGCTTAGACGCGCTTCCAGCAAGCCTAGACTCATTCGGATACACGGTTACATCTAACTTGCTGACAGGTACTTTAGGCGAAAAGATCGTCGCCTTCTCTGGCTCTGCTTTGACAGCAAACATTGTCACGCCTGATTTAGCCTTAAACGACATGCCTTCGGTGATGACTTTAGTCCGTCCTGTTATTGAAGGCGGGTCTTGTTCTGTGCAGGTCAATTCCAGGCGCAGACTTAACCAACAAACCGACTTTACAGGCGACACCTATACGGCAAACACCGACAATAGGATTGGCTTACGTTCGGCGGGAACCTATCATCGGGTGAAGGCTATACCCACTGGGGTCTGGTCTGCCGCTGTAGGTTTAGATGTAACGCTAACCCCGCAGGGGATGCGATGATCTTTCGTACGCTTCCACCTTTCGGAGGCGACCAGAGGGCCGTTGCTGAGATTGTCCGTGGCATCATGGACGGTAAGACAAATAACACCGGAACGGTGACGCTTGCTACAGGAAACGCCACCACAACCACGATTACAGACGCCAGAATAGGGGTAGAAAGCAAGATCATTCTTGTTCCCTATTCTGCTAATGCCTACGCAGATTCGATCCCTTACGGCTCGTTTTATGACCTCAACGATCAATCTGCTGCAAGCACGACAGCAGCATACGCAATCACGTTCTCAAACACCGATCTCACGAACAATGTTTATCTTTCTAACTCAAGTCGGATAAATGTCAGGGCTGCTGGCAAGTACAACTTTCAGTTCTCGATACAATTTGCAAATGATGACTCGCAGATCCAGGATGTCGATGTTTGGATTAGGAAAAACGGGTCTGATGTTGCTAGTTCAAACTCACGGTTCTCAATTGATTCTAAGCATGGGTCGGTCAAAGGCCATGTCATTGCAGCGCTTAACCTCTTTGTAGACCTTGCCGCTAACGACTACATCGAGTTGGTATGGGCTACATCATCAACGCTTGTCATCATCGAGCATATCCCCACTCAGACGAGCCCGACGAGGCCTGCTACTCCTTCTGTGATTGCCACGATGCAATTTGTTGGGGGGTTTTCTAACGGTGGCGTGTACGTTTCGAGTGTGACGAACGGTTCTGCTGTGATTACGCACTTCCCAAACTCATCCTCTGACAAGACCTACGGGTATGTGGTGGTTGGATGAATGCAAGATACATCAAACCCGAAGAACTTAGGAAGATTTGGCCGTTCGTTAGGGCAGGACTGGAGGTCATTCTCAAGAAAAGTCCGGAGCAGTGGATACCGGAGGACATTTACGCAGACTGTTTTGCGGGACGATCACTTCTTTGGATGTACTTTGAGGACAGTTATCCTTGCGGGTTTGTTGTTCTTCAGCCTATCGGCGATAATTTGCATATTTGGTGCGCTTATGGCAAGGGAGATTTTGATGCAGGCATGGATCATGTTCTCGTTCTTGCGAGAGAAGGTGGCGCAAGGACTATCAGCTTTGATTCGTGGCGTAAAGGCTGGGATCGCAAAGCTAAGGCGTTAGGTTTTCGGCCCCGTAAGTGGGTAAGAGAGGTTTGATATGTCTGGTGGCTCAACAAACACGGTGACGAGGACGGAATTAGACCCGTCTCAAGCCCCTTATGTTCAATACGGTCTATCTGAGGCCCAACGTCTCTATGCTACTGGAGGCCCGCAAGCCTACACAGGACAAACCTACATTGGCCCATCACAACAGACGCAGGCTGCGCTCTCTGCTATGCAGACAAGGGCTATGCAAGGCAATCCGCTTGTCCCTTTGGCGCAACAACAGTTAGCAAGTCAGATTGGTGGAGGTCAAGCTGCAACACTTCAAGGCCAATTCAACCCTGTTTTGCAAAACACGTTGAGCGGCAGTTTTCTTGGGCCTAATCCTTACCTGACTCAAGCACTACAACCTGGGTTTACGCAGGCAACGCAGTCTTATCAAGACGCGATCAACCAGATGAGGTCCAAAGCGTCTGCCTCTGGTCGCTACGGGATGAACGAGGCTCTGATGTCTCAAGAGGCTCGTGCTCAG